CGCCCGGGTGGCGGTGGCGCGCACGGCCGGTGGCTTCACGCGCACTGTGTCCACCGTGGCCAACACCGCCCTGGTGCAGTTCCCCCAGGCCACGGGCGGCACCGCCACGGCCACGCACTTCGGCATCGGGACAGACAGCACGGGCACTGGCAACCTGCTGCTCAAGGGCGCGCTGAACAGCAGCCTTTCCATCTCCAACGGCATCCAGCCGCAGTTCGCAGCCGGTGCACTGACCGCCACGGTGGACTGATGATCCCGGCGGCCCAGCAGGCAGCGGACGCGCAGATGCAGGCGCCGCTGTTCCGGTGCTCGGAGTGCAACGAGCCCGTGATTGCTTACAACGGGCGGTTCTTCCGAACGTGCGAGCACCTGGCCGCGCAGGTGGTGGCAACCCCCGAGGCGGCGAGGGCGGTCAATGTCAACCAGTAGCAGCCTGGCCGACAGCTGGGACAGCAACAAGGTCTGGCGCCAGCATTGGCACAAGACCGCGAGCCCGGTGACCACCGCATCGGGCTTCTGGCTCGACTTGTCGATGGCCGCAGGCACGCCGAAGTTCAACCCCTACGTTGGGGACGCGCTGGCCTACACGCCCCTGGTGGGCGGTTCCAACAACGGCATCAACGCGGGGCTGGGGGGCGACAGCTACATCACCCGCTACAACTTAGGGGGCGGCGGCACGGGCAACGGCATCTGGCCGGCCAGCGCCCTTCTGCTGGACTACTGTGGGTTTTACCCGTTGGTGGACATGGACTCCACCGACCCGCAGGCGTTTGACAACACCAACTTCACCAGCCGCTACACCTCGGGCACGCGGCTGATGGTGGTGACCACCATCCCGCAGACGGCGCCGTCGCCCACGCAAGTGGTGCTCGACTATGTGGGCAGCAACGGCGTCAGCACAACCGTGTCGTTCTGGATCAACGCCACGCCGGGTGCCGGGCACCTCAACGCCTTCAGCAGCGCGACGGGCGCAGGCTCTGGCTTTGCGGCGCCGTTCGTGCCGCTGGGGGTGGGCACGCTGGACGTGCGCCAACTGACCAATGTGCAAGTGTTCAACAGCTCGGGCGGCTTCTGCGCGTTCGTGCTGGTGCGCCCGGTGCTGGAGGCGGTGGCCTACGACACCGTGACCCCTTACGAGCTGGAGTTTCCGCGCAACCGGGTGCCCCCACTGGTCCCCAGCGGGGCCTACCTCAACCACATCGTGTGCCCGATCAGCAACGGCACGGTCAGTGGCATCACACGCGGCCACATCGTATTCGCAAGGGATTGACATCATGGGATTCGCCAGCTACGACGACTTGATCAACCAGGTCACCACCAACGGGAAGATATGGACCCAGCCGTGGAACAAGATCACGCCCACGGTGATGACTGCCGGCCGGTGGTACGACCTGTTCCTGGGCGGCGGTGATCGGGGCCAGGGCTACCACGGCAACCACGTCAAGAACTGGGGCTTCGACTCGGCCGCAGAGTGGACGGCCGGCACCGGCTGGGCCTGGGGCGTCACGGGCGTGTTCACCAAGACGGCGGGCACGGCGTCGAACTTGACGCAGACCTCGGGCATCACGCTGGAAAGCGGCGTCACCTACACCGTCATCATCACCACCTCTGGTGTTACTGCGGGCCAGATTCAGATCCAACTTGGCGGCGGCACGGCGGGCACGGCGATCACGACCAACACCACGACCACGCAGGCGGTGGTGGCGGGGGCCACGCAGGATATCTCCATCGTGGCGAACTCGACCTTTGCCGGCTCGGTGGACAACTTCATCGTGATCGCTGGGGGCACAAACGGCCAAAGCCCTAGATTTGCCCCATACAGCGCCACGCAGCAGGGCTGCATCTGGCCGGGCGATCTCATCAGCGGCACGGCCACCAAGCACCTGCTGACCATGAGCGCGCAGACCGCAGGCTCGACCACGGTGCCGATCACGCTGCTGCTGGTGGACCTGCTGGGCTGCTACGCCCGGATTGACGGCAACACGGCTTCAGCGATCACCTTGGCCAACACCTTGACGCTGCCGAGGTACACGAGCGGCACGGGTGTCATGGCCTACAACGTGGTGGCCCCAGCCACTACCGGGAGCACCGCGCACAACTGCCTGATGACCTACACCAACCAGGCCAACGTCGGCTCACGCGAACTGCCGCAAACGGTGGCGTCCACGGTGTCGGCGGTGAACAGCCACATCTACCACTCGGGCACGGCGGCCAACAACATCGGCCCGTTCCTGCCGCTGCAGGCCGGCGACACCGGCATCCGGTCGGTGCAGACCTGGCGGCAAAGCGCGGCCAACGGCACGGCCTCGACCTTCACCAACCTGGTGCTGGCCAAGCCGATCATGGAGCTGCAACTCACGACGCAGTTTTTGTTGAGCGAGCGCGACATGCTGAACCAGTTCCCGAGCCTGCCGCTGATCCAGGAAGCCGCCGCTACCAGCAACGCCTGCCTGTCCTGGATCGCTTACGCGGGCGCGGCCACCCCTGCCTCGACGAACTTCTTCGGTGTGAACCGGTACGCCTGGGGCGGCTGATGGCTCTGCGTTTCATCGGACAGTCGCCCGTCTCCGCCACCAGCGCCTACTCGGCGGTGCCGGGGCGCACGGTGGGCACCGTGTCCGGCGTGACGGCGCAGACATCGATGCAGCCGCTGTGGAGAGCCAGTCGCAACCAGACGGCGGCGTTTGGAATGCTGGCCGGGCAACCGGACGGCACGACGCACCCGTCTTCCTGGCTGATGGCGCTGCAAGCCGGGCGCATCTCGTCCCGGTCCACGCAGATCACGTTCAGCGCGGCAGCATCGGGCACGCTGGGCCTGCCAGCCACCGGTTCGACCAGCATCACCTTCACGGTGCCGCCCGCCGACCTGCAACTGGTGGTGTCGGCCTCGGGCTCGACCTCGATCACCTTCAGCACCACGGCGGACCTGGCCGGCGCACTGGCGGCGCAGGGCTCGACCAGCATCAGCTTCACGGTGCCACCCGCCACGCTCGGCGCCATCATCGACGCGCAGGGCAACGCGCCCATCACCTGGAGCCTGAGCGCCACGCCGCGTGCCATCGGGGTGCTGTCGGGCGACATCACGCCCTTCACCGAGCTGAGCCCGCAATCCCTGTCGGCCGCAGTCTGGCAAGCCTTGGCCAGCGCCTACAACACCCCCGGCTCCATGGGCGAGCTGCTCAACAGCGCAGGCGCCGCGGCTGACCCGCTGCTGGGCACCGTCGAGGGCGGCCTCACGCTGCGCGACGTGCTGCGCATCCTGCTGGCCGTCAACGCGGGTGACGCCACCGGCCTGGAAGGCTCCAGCATGGTGTTCAAGAGCCAAGACGGCACCGTGGACCGGGTGGAGGCCTCCTATGCCTCTGGCGCCCGCACCATCAACGTCATCGACCCGTCGTGAGCTACTTCGGCCTGACCTTCGGAGAGTACCCCGGGCGGTGGTGGGGCCAGGCCGTTGTGCCGCCCCCGCCGGTGGTGGTCTTTGCCGGTGGCGATGACGCCCCCAGGCGCAGGCGGGCCAAGCCGCGCGACTTTGAGCAGGAGCGCAAAGAGGCGGCGCAGCTCCGTCGCTTCCTCGAGCGGCTGCTGGAGCCTGTGGAGGTGGCCGCCGAGGTGGTCACTGCGCCTGGTGTGGTGGCGGTGGTGCCCAAGCGGGGGCAGGACATCGTGGTGCCTGTGCCACCGGCCTTCAGCGTGGCCGAGGTGTCCGAGGCCGTGATGTCGGTGCTGCGCCAGCGGTCTGTCGAGTCCAAGCGCCTCAGGGCTGCGGATGACAGGCTGCGGGAGATTGTGGCGGCTGCCAAGGCTGAAACTCAGCGCAGGCTGATGCTGAAGCGGCGGCGCGAGGAAGAAATGCTTCTTTTGATGTGAGGAACAGAAAGAATGGACGCACAGGCAATCATCGCCGCCCTGCGTGACAGGGCGCGCAAGTTCGTCTCGTTGGACACGCCAGAGGACGCTGACCTGGGCGACATGGCCATCGACATCGCCACGGGCTTCCTGCCGGTGGTGGGCACGGCCCAGGCCGGCCGCGACTTTGAGCGCGCCAGGCGTGAGGGCGACAAGCTCGGCATGGGCCTGTCCAGCCTGGCGGCCATCCCGGTGGTGGGCGGCGTGGCCAAGGCGGCCAACAAGGCGCGCAAGGGCGGCAAGGCTGGCGAGGAGACGGTGAAGGCGCTGCGCAAGGCTGACAACGTCGGCTACGACCGCGCCAAGATCGCCGCCGACTACCCCGACACCGCGCCGCCCGTGCTGGCCAAGGATCCCAAGACCGGCAAGGAGTTCCTGCAAAAGCAGAACTCGGCCGAGGCGCAAGCCGTCGAGAAGGTGCGCAAGGCGGCGCAGAAGGACATCGACCAGGGCAAGTACACACCCTACTTCGACGTCTCGGAGCGCAGCTACGCGGACGCCGCCAAGTACCCGCTGCAGGGGCGCACGGTGACCGATGCGTTGCCCAAGAAGCAGGCGACCATCGACAAGTACACCGCCGAGTTCGACACGCCAGAGGCGCGCGAGCGCCTGACCGCCGCGTTCAAGGAAGGGTCCAAGGATCCCTTGGCCAAGGACTGGTACGCGATGGGCCAGCTCGAGGCTCAGTTTGTCAAGGAGTACGGCCCCGAGCGCGGGCGGCAGCTGTTCAAGGAGTCATTCGCTGACGCGATGGCGGCCACGACGGGCGGCGCTGATCCAACGGCCAACCTGCTGATGGCGAACTACGGCAACTTTCTGCGCCAGCGCGGCACGCCGCAGCCCACGGCGGCCTATGACTTCCCGTACCCCATCGGGGGCCGGTTTGCGTCAGGGAACATGGCCATGTACGACAAGGTCATCAACCAGGGCGCTGGCCTGGAGGCCACCAAGACGCCCAAGCGCTTTGACTTCTCTGCCAACTTCCTCGGCCACCGCGACCGGGCGACCATTGACGAGCAGATGAGCGGCGGATTTAAGCCTGGCCTGATGGTGCCCCCAGGCGACTCCTACGGGGTCTTTGAGAAGGTGGTGCATGACCTGGCCAAGGAGCAGAACGTCATGCCGGCCAACTTCCAGGACGTGGCGTGGAAGGGCCTGAAGGGCGTCCCCGGCAAGCCGATGATCCAGCACGTCAACGAGGCCATCGAGCGCACGTCACGCGTGACGGGCAAGACCCCCGATGCAGTGGTGCGCGACAGCCTGGTGCGTCGCACGCATCCCTTGTACGGCATCGCAGGTGCTGGCATCAGTGCCGGGGCATTGGCGGCCGCACTGCGTGGTCAGGACGAGGAAGAGCTGCAGTGATCGTCCAGCGTGTACTTGACCTCCTTGACGCGGTCGAGCATCTGCTCGCCCAGGTGCTTCTCAAGGTGCGGGTACATGTCGCCGGTGTCCACCATCAGCGAGGCCACCTGCAGGAAGGCAGACCAGACGTCATGCGGAACCCGCAAGACCTTGTCGCCAGTGACGATGACGATGTCGGGTTTCATCTTTGCCTCAATCGTTGAGAGATTCTCATCATATGACAAGACGCCGCTACATCCAAGACCGCACCACCGGAGAGTTGATCGAAGTCACCGCCGACCACCGCGAGCCGATGCGCAACGACGCGGGCGCGCTGTGGGGTGATCGGCACTACGACGGCCTGCAGGCCACTGACGGCAGCGACATCAGCACTCGCAGCAAGCACCGCGACTACATGCGGGCCAACAACGTGACGATGGCCGACGACTTCAAGGACACCTGGGCGCAGGCCCAGGCACAGCGTGAGCGCCTCTACACCCAGGGCGGCACGTTCTCTCGACGCGACGTAGAGCGCGCGATTCATCAACTCCAAAACAGGTAGCACCACCATGAACGAACCCACGACCCTGCGCGACTCCATCGAGGCCGCGCTGGACACCGCGGCGCCTGACACGGCGCCTGAGCCCATTGCGCAGCCTGCTCCGTCTGGGAGTGCCCCGGGCGAAGAGCGGGGGAGTGCCCCAGCGACGCAGGCTGCCTCCTCACCAGGCCAAGACCTGAACGCATTGGCTGAAGGGAAAGACCCTGAAAGCCAGCAGGTACATCAACGCGCGCGCGACGAGACAGGAAAATTCAAGGCCAAGGAGCAAGAGGGCATCCAGCCCGGGCCCAAGGCCGGCCCGCGTCAGCAAGGTGACCGCGCCCCCCAGGCTTGGCGGCCAGAAACCCGAGAGCACTGGGGCCAACTGCCTGAGCCGGTGCGCCAGGAGATCCAGCGCCGCGAGGTGGAGGTGCAGCGCACGCTGCAGGAGTCTGCCGAGGCCCGCAAGGCCTACGACGCGGTCATGCGCACCATCCAGCCCTACGAGGCCTTCATCAAGGCCGAGAACTCCAACCCGCTGCAGGCCATCGACAACCTGATGAGCACGGCCGCTCGGCTGCGCACTGGCACGGCGCCGGAGCTGGCGCAGATGGTGGCCGGGATCGTGAACCAGTTCGGCGTGGGCCGGTTCGGGCAGGGCTTCATCCAGGCGCTGGACTCCGCGCTGGCGGGGCAGGCGCCCCAGGTAGATCCGCAGCAGGCCGCGATTGACCAGGTGCTCAACCAGCGCTTGGCTCCCGTGCAGCAGATGCTGACGCAGTTCCAGCAGGCGCAAGCCTCGCAGCAGCAGATGGTGACGCAGAAGGCTCAGTCAGAGGTGGCGCAGTTCCTGCAGCGCGCCGAGTTCGGTCAGGACGTGCGCGAGGAGATGGCCGACCTTCTGGAGACGTCTCAGCGCCGTGGTCAGGATCTGAGCCTGGTGGACGCCTACAAGAAGGCCTGCTTGCTGAACGACCGCGTGCGCTCGGTGCTGCAGGGCCGGGCCAAGGCTAGAGGCGCGCAGACCCAGACCGCAGTGGCACAGAGGGCCCGCCAGGCTGCGGTGAGCGTGACCGGAGCCGCCCCGGCCGGCGCGCTGAGGCAGGACGCCACCGACGTGCGGTCTGCGATTGAGGCGGCCATTGCGATGAACTCACGCTGATGGATAATTCGCACCAGGGTGCGAGTAATCGCATCTTGGTGTGCCCAGCACCCCAGCCACCGAAAGCTCGCAGGAGACGGCGCGGCCGTCCCACCTACAGCACAACCGGACTGAGAAGGTTCGCGTAGGCGCATCTGAACTGGCGACCGAAAGGTCATCCCCAACTCAGATGGAGTTTTCATCATGGCATTTCCGAATGTGAGCGACATCGTCGCCACGACCATCCAATCCCGTTCGCGTCAGATCGCGGACAACGTCACCAAGAACAACGCCCTGCTGTCGCGCCTGAACCAGCGCGGCAACATCAAGACCATCAGCGGTGGCTCCTCCATCCTGGAAGAGCTGTCCTTCGCTGAGAACGGCAACGCCGGCTTCTACTCGGGCTACGACATGCTGCCCGTGGCGGCGCAGGACGTCATCAGCGCCGCTGAATTCAGCATTAAGCAGTTCGCTGTCCCGGTCGTTATGAGCGGCCTGGAGATGCTGCAGAACAGCGGCAAGGAGGCCTTCATCGACCTGCTTGAGGCGCGCCTGAACGTGGCCGAGGCGACGATGATGAACAAGCTGGCGCAGTCGGTGTATTCCGACGGCACTGGCTCTGGTGGCAAGGAGATCACCGGCCTGAACGCCGCCGTGGCCTCCACCAACACCAGCGGCACCTACGGCGGCATCGACCGCGCCACCTGGACCTTCTGGCAGAACAAGAAGTACGACTTCAGCGACAACAGCATCTCCGGCACCCCCACAGGCGCCCAGATGCAAACGGCGATGAACACCCTGTGGGCCAGCTGCACCCGCGGCAATGATCGTCCCGACTTGATCGTGCTCGACACGATCTACTGGGGCATCTACATGTCCAGCTTGCAGGCCCTGCAGCGTTTCGCCTCGCCCGAAACCGGCAACCTCGGCTTCCCGTCCCTGAAGTTCATGGACGCGGACGTGGTGCTGGACGGTGGTATCGGCGGGTTCTGCCCAGCCTCCACCGGGTTCTTCCTCAACACGAAGTACCTGAAGTGGCGCCCCCACAAGGACCGCAACATGGTCCCGCTGTCGCCCAACCGTCGGTACGCGATCAACCAGGACGCCGAGGTGCAGATCCTGGGCTGGGCCGGCAACCTCACCTGCTCTGGCGCTCAGTTCCAGGGCCGTCTGCAGGCTTGATTTTGGTGGACCGTCGTGGGTCGCCTTACCCGAGAGGGCGGGGTGACCCAATCCTCTCGGGTTTTTTTCTTCAGGAGTTTCGAACATGGCACAAGCTGTCATCGGTCTGAGCAAGGACCAAATCACTGCGGCTACGGCCGCCCCCGCGTTTCGTCTGGGCACCGTTGGTGGCTACGACGACCCGACCAACGGCTACCAGGAGTTCATCTACGGCCGCGCCGATGGTGCGGTGACGGGTGCCGGCTACCTGTGCGTCGAGGAGACGGGCTGCGACTTCATCATGGCCACCACCACCACGACCGCGCCGGGCGCGTCTGGCCCCGGGTCTCGTTGCGGTGCGGCCCAGGCCGTCATGGCTGACAACGAGTACGGCTGGTTCCAGATCTACGGCAAGGGCAGCGTCCGCACGCTGGCCAGCGCCGCCAAGGGAACCCAGCTCAACAGCACTGCCACTGGCGGCGCAGTTGACGACGATGCCACTGCCGGCTCTGAAACCATCAGCGGCCTGGTGCTGGGCACCGCGACGGGAGGTGCTGCGGCGACCAACGCCGACGCCTACTTCTCGTACCCGGTCGTCGGCCGCACGCTGTAAAGCCACCCCAGAAGAAGGAGAACAGCATGCAACCCACGACACCCACCATGTTTGATGAGCCCACGCACCTGGCCAGGCCGGATGAGTCCCGGTACGCGCACGATGCGCGGCTGTACGTGGAGTTCTCACGCGAGCCTGTGATGCACCCCGGCAAGAGCCGGGAGGCGGGCCGGGCCGTGTACGAGGAGCGGGACTTCATCCGCATCCATGTGCCTGGCGACAAGACCTCGGTGGTTCACCGACAGGTCACCGAGCAGGACGCGCAGCGTTTCGCTGATCGGTACGCCAAGTGGAAAGCCGGCCAGGCTGAGGCCGTGACGGGCACGCCGCTGTCGTCGTTGCCCACCATGACCCCGTCCAAGGTCGAGGAGTACAAGTTCTTCAAGATCACGACGGTGGAGCAGCTCGCGGACGCGAACGACAACCTGGGTCAGAAGTTCATGGGCTTCCACTCGGACAAGCAGCGCGCCAAGGCATTCCTTGAGGTGGCGGCCAACAACGCCCCCATCGAGCGCATGAACTCCGAGCTGCAGAAGCGCGACGCCGAGATCGAGAACCTGAGGACCATGGTCGAGGCGCTGCAGGCCCAGGCCAAGCCCGGCAAGCGGGCCGTGGCCGCGGAGCCTCTTGCGGCCTGAGGAAGGGTAGGGGATGGCCTTCCAGATTGTCAACGAATCGACCCTCTCGGCCATCGTCCAGAACGTGGCCGCGATGGTGGCCTTCCCCGTCCCCGCTGACCCTGCCGGCAGCACCGACCCCGCGGTGCAGCAGATGGTTCAGGCCGTCAACATGGCCGGCATCGAGCTGCTGTCCATGTACGACTGGCAGGAGCTGGTCAAGAACTACCAGATCCCGATCCAACAGGACACCGCCGGTCAGAAGGAGAAGTCCTTCGACATGCCGGAAGACTTCTACGACTGGATCGACCAGACCAACTGGAACGCGACGACGCAGTTCCCGTCGCTGGGCCCGGTGTCGCCCCAGATGTGGCAGCAGCTCCTGATTCGCACGACGCTGCCGACGCTGTCGTTCTACTGGCAGGTGCGGGACAACAAGATCTACGTCCTGGCGCCGCCGTCTGCACCGCAGACGATGAACGTGTTCTACCTGTCGCAGGCCTGGGTGCGCGACCAGGACGACAGCACGCTGTACAAGAACCGCGTCACCAAGAACGGCGACGTGACCTTGCTCGACCCGACGCTGGTGACGCTGTACACCCGCGCGAAGTGGCTTGAGATGAAGGGCCTGGACTCCAGTGCGGCCATGCGCGACTTCCAGGTCAGCTTCGAGAACCGCAAGGGCGCCGAGAAGGGCGCTCCGGTGCTGAGCATGGCGCGGGACTTCCGCTTCCCTTACATCCAGCCGCTGATCAACACGCCTGACACGGGCATGGGGGCCTGACGTGCCTCTGGTGCCTCTGAAGCCCTTCAAGGTGCCGCGAAGGGCGGCTGCCTCGCAGGTGGCGCAGTCCGCGATCATCCCCGCGCCTGTGGGCGGCCTCAACTACCGCGACCCGATCAGCGCCATGGATCCGCGTGACGCACTGGTGCTGACCAACCTGATACCGGGGCAGCAGGGCGTGGAGCTGCGCCGCGGCTGGTCTGAGTTTGCCGACGCCGTCGAGGCGGTCGATAACTCGGTGGAGGCGGTGTTCTCGTACAAGGCGCCCAGCTCGGCCAATGACAAGGTGTTCATGGCCGCAAACGGCAACATCTACGACGTCACCTTGGGCGGCACTCCGACGGTGGCCGTCACGGGCACCGGCAGTACCGATGACGAGTGGTGGACGACGCAGTTCTCCACCGCAGCCGACACCTTCCTGCTGGCCGTCTCCCCGGGCGCGGGCTACTGGACCTACAGCACCACCTCGGGCTGGGTCAACCGCACCGGCACCGTCACCGGCATGACCACCTCGGTGCGCACGGTCATGGTCTGGAAGCGCCGTGTCTGGTTCACGTTTGCGGACAGCCCAAACGTCTACTACATGAACGCGGTGGACGCGATCACCGGCACGGTGACGTCGTTCCCCATGGGCTCGCTGCTGCGCAACGGCGGCTACGTCTCGGCCATGGTCAACTGGACCACCGACGCCGGCATCTCGGTGGACGACTACCTGGTGGTGATCGGCACCGAGGGCGACGTGGGCGTGTGGCAGGGCACTGACCCCACCAGCGCGGCCACGTTCGAGCTCAAGGGCGTCTGGTACGTCGGCCCGGTGCCGCTGCATGGTCGGTACTTCACCACGTTCGGTGGCGACGTGATGATCGTCTCGCAGCTCGGCCTGGTGCCGATGTCGCGCCTGTTCACCGGCCAGTTCAGCTCCGACAACCAGAACGTGGGCCCTGCGGCCAAGATCCAGACGGTGTTTGCGCCGCTGGTGCGCCGCCTGCGCGATGAAAAGTTCTGGAACGTCTTCGTGGTGCCGTCTTCTGATGTGCTGGTGATCTCGCTGCCGGTGGATGGTGACGTCTACCGGCAGTTCGCCATGAACGTCACCACCGGGGCATGGTGCAGCTTTGAGGGCATGCCCATCCGTAGCGCGGCAGTCATCGGTGGCGAGCTGTACTTCGGGCAGTCCAACGGCACAACGTGCAAGGGCCTGACAGGCGACCTGGACGGCGTGGCGATTGACAGCACCGGGGGATCCTACGTTCTGGGCGAGGTGCAGTGTGCCTTCAACGCTTTCGGCACGCCGGGGCAGTTGAAGAAGTTCAGCATGGCCCGGCCGATCTTTTTCGGGCCTGCGGCTCCCAGTGCGCAGTTGACGATCAACACGCAGTACGCCTTCAAAGACACCGCGGGCGCGCCTGCGTTTTCCGATCCTGGCGTTGCGTTGTGGGACACCGGCATCTGGAGCCAGGCTGTGTGGTTGACAAACAACAGCTACGAGTCTTGGTTCGGCACGGCCGCGCTGGGGTACTACGGGTCGATGCGCATGAAGCTGCGCGGCCTGCCGGGCACGTCGTTCCTGTCGGCGCACGTGCTCAGTGAAATGGGTGGGGTGATGTGATGGCATTGACGGCAGAACAGACGACCCAAGCGACGCAGCTCAGCAATGGCCTGCCGTGGATCTACCCGGGCGCGTCAGACACCGACTTCTGGGGCCAGTACTTCTCTGGCTCGGGGCCGTCCCTGACGCCGGCCGAGCAGGCCAGCGGCATCTCCATCGGGCCCATGGCCACCACCTCGCCCATGCCCACACCTGCGCCTGCTCCTCAGCCTCAGGTGCTGCCGGGGGTCAATGACATCGGTTACTGGCCGGAAGAAAGGGAAGGCTACGTGCCCCCTGGCGCGCCCGTGCAGTACCAGAGCGAGCTGATCCGCAGCCTGCGTGAGGCATCGCCGGGGTTCGGCACCAACAACCCGGGCGTGACGATGCTTGCCAACCCGGCCAACAGCAAGACCGTCATCGACTTCAAGCGTGCGCCGCCCGCTCCAACGCCCGCTCCAACGCCCGCGCCTACGCCCGCTCCAACGCCGGCGCCTCCTCGCTCGGGCGGCGGTGGAGGGGGCAGGCCTGTGACGCCTGGGCCGGTAATCATTGGGCCAGAGCCGTTGCCTGTCGAACCTGAACCCGCCCCTGCGCCTGCGCCTGATCCAGACGTGCCTGACTACACCGACGACCTGTGGCCTCCGGTGGAAGAGCAGCCGGTGGAAGAGCGGCCGCCGGTCGAGACGTTTCCGGTGCCAGATCCGACGCCTCCGGATGTGGTGGATCTGCCCCCGCTGCCGCCAGAGGATGTGCCGGGCGTTCCTGACTACACGGATGATCTGTGGCCGCCTGTCGAGCCTGAGCCGCAAGACCCGCCGCAAGGTGAGATCGTTATCGAGCCGATTGGCGGGGGTGATCGTGATCAGATCCGCGAGGCTGATCCGGTCACTGTCGTCAGTGATCCGATTGATGAGTGGGAGCCAATAACTCTGCCAGAGATTGACTTGGCAGACCTAATGGGCCCGCCTTTGGTGCCGGGCGTTCCTGACTACACGGACGATCTGTGGCCGCCTGTCGAGCCTGAACCTCAAGACCCTCCGCAGGGCGAGATCGTCATTGAACCCATTGGCGGGGGTGATCGTGATCAGATCCGCGAGGCTGATCCGGTCACTGTCGTCAGTGATCCGATTGATGAGTGGGAGCCAATAACTCTGCCAGAGATTGACTTGGCAGACCTAATGGGCCCGCCTTTGGTGCAAGACCCTCCGTCTCCATCGGTAGAGGTTGTGCAGGACTTGCCCGTCACCACGACACCAGCGCCGGTCTATGACCCTGTCGAAAACTTTGAAATCGACAGAGAACTTGGATTGGTTCCTGAGTGGGATGTGTACGTGCCTCCTTTCGAGAACTCCTTCGACTTTGCTTCCGAAAACTCCTTCGACTTTGACTTCTTTGACGATGCCCTGTTCGGTGATTTCGGGTGGGGCGGCGGCGGGGGTGGCTTTGGCTCTTGGCGTGGCCCTGATGTGGTGATGATGGAATGAAACTTGTCACCGATCAACCCGAGCAGTACCCGGTCGTCTGGCAGTGGATGAACCGGCGCACGCGGCTGCCTTGGAGCACCGACCTGCGCACGATCGCGTCCATGCGCGACGACGGCACCATCGCCTGTGCCGTGGCCTTCAACGCCTGGACGCACAGCGCCTGCTGGATGCACGTCGCGTTCGACGGCGAGCACGGCCTGACGCGCCAGCTCTGGGAGGCTGCCTTCCGCTACCCTTTCATCGACTGCGGGATGGAGGCCGTCTACGGGTTGACGCCCAAGGCGCTGGACGAGGCCCTAGCCATGAATGACAGGCTAGGGTTTCGCCGGGTCGCGGAGACAATCGACAGTGTGATGTTTGAAATGCGTGCCGACGACTGTCGGTGGCTGAAAGGAGTGAGACATGGGCGGCAAAGGCAGCGCACCTGCAGCGCCTGACTACCTCGGCGCGGCCACCGCGCAGGCTCAGGCATCGGAGAAGGCCACGACGGCGCAGAACTTTGCGAACCGTCCGACCGTCAACACCCCTTTTGGTGGCCAGTCCTGGACCACCGGCAGCCAGATTGACCCTGCCACTGGGCAGAATGTCACCACCTGGACGCAGAACACCACGCTGGCGCCTGGCCTGCAGTCCGCGCTCAACGCGCAAATCGGCCTGCAGAACGACCGCAGCCAACTGGCCAATGGGTTCATGGACCGGGTGGCTGAGGAATATCGGCAGCCCTTCGACTACGCCAACCTGCCGCAGATGGCCATGGCCAATGCGCCAAACAGCCTGGGCACGTCGCTGACCGACTACACCCCGGGCCTGACCACCGGGTTCAACTTCGGCGGCGCGATCCCGCAGGTGGACTCCAGCTACCGCGACACGGTGGCCAACCAGCTCATGCAGCGCATGCAGCCGGTGCATGACTACCAGCAGAACCAGCTTGAGACGCGCCTGGCCAACCAGGGCTTCACGGTGGGCAGCGAGGGCTACAAGCGGGCCTTGGACGAGCTCAACCAGCGCCAGGCGGGCGAGCGCTTCCAGGCCCTGGACCAGAGCGGCAACGAGATGCAGCGCCTGTTCGGCATGCAGATGCAGTCGCAGAACACGGGCTACAACCAGAACATGGGCGCCGCGCAATTCCAGAACCAGGCCCTGGGGCAGGCCGCCGCGCTGGATCAGTCGCGCCTGCAGGCGCAGAACGCGGCCATGGGCCAGCAGCAGGGCCTGAACCAGTCCTACGCCGACGCGCAGAACCGGGTGCGACAGCAGGCCATCGCGGAGCAGATGCAGCGCCGCGGCATGAGCCTGAACGAGATGAACGCGCTGCTGAGCGGCCAGCAGGTGCAGATGCCCAACATGCCGTCGTTCGTGGCCTCGGGCCGCGCCGAGACGCCCAACATCCTGGGCGCCACGCAGATGGGGTACGACGCGCAGCTCGGCGCCTACAACGCGCAGAACGCGGCCTTCGGCAACTTGCTGGGAGCTGGTGCTCAACTGGGCTCGGCCGCGTTCATGTTCTCTGACCGGCGCCTGAAGTCCAACATCAAGCGCGTGGGGACTCACCCTATCGGGGTGGGCATTTACACGTACACAATGATGGGGATGCCACAACGCGGTGTGATTGCCCAAGAGGTGCAGGAAGTGCGTCCTGACTTGGTCAAGCGCCACGCCAGCGGCTACCTACAGGTGAACTACGGAGGCCTGTGATGAATGACGACCTGATGTTCGACTACCTCCTGCAGCTGGGCGCAATGCGTCCTGAGCAGGATGAGCTCAAGCGCAAGCAGGCCATGGTGGACGCCCTGCGCGGCCAGGCCATGACGCCGATGCAAGGCCAGATGGTGGGCAAGCACTACGTGGCGCCCGGCATCGCCAACGCCATCGCCCAGATGGGCACGGCCTACATGGCCGGGCAGCAGCAGAAGGGCGTGGACAGCAGCGCGATGGCCTTCAACAACCGGCAGCGCGCCGCGTTGGAGGAGATGCGGCGCCGTCGCCGGCCCCAGATGCCGGGCATGGACAGCCCAAGCCTGTCCGCGTTGCCCTACGGTGACGGCCCGGCCTACTGAGGTGGCGCCATGAACGACCTGACCTTTGCCGAGGACGTGCTGGAGCGCAAGCGGCTCCAGCGCAGCATGCTGCCGATGGCGCTGGGCGTCATGAATTCGCCTGACGGCACGCTGACGAACAGTGTGCAGCCTGGCCGGGCCCTGCCGTCTGCGCTGCGTGCGCGCCTGGGCAAGGTGCAGAGCCAACTGGACGAGCTCGACAGCCAGGAGGTGGACACCTCCGCGCTGCAGGCCTTCGCCCAGCAGCAGGGCGAGAGCGGCCAGACGGCCATGCTCAACGCCTTGGCGGCGCAGTACGCGGGGGAGAACTTCCAGCCGGTGCAGGCGCAGTTCCTCAAGCGCGCCGCGGCTGCGGCCGAGCCGATGAAGATCGGCGGCGGCATGCTGACCCCGCAGGGTCAGTTCGTGAAGGATCCGTTCGCGCAGCGTGACCAGCGGCGCACGGCGCTGGAGCGCCAGGCTCTGGGGCTGGAGCGGATGGCTGGCGAGGAGGAGCGGGCTGCAGAGCGTGCTGCCGAGGTGGCCCGACAGTTCAACGAGCGCCGTGCTGATCAGCAGCGACGGGACGCAGATGCTGCGGAGTTCAGGCGCTTGGGGCTTGGTCTCCAGCAGCTTGGCCTCGACCTGCGACGCGAGGCGCTGGGCAAGAAGGGAGACGGCCAGGTGGGTTCGTTCTCGCCGGCCGGCTTCACCCCGCAGGGCCAGCAAGTGGTGACCAACACCAAGAGCGGTGTGAGCTACATCCTGAACGTTCAGCCGGATGGCACGCCCAACTACACGCCCTATCAAGGCACGATGATCCCCAAGGGCACCTTCGACAAGGAGGTGTCAGCCGCAGGGGATCTGTCTGCGGTGGCATCCCGTGCCGACAGGCTGGTGCAGATGGTTGACGCCAACCCCGACGCGTTCGGGCTGCGCAGCGCGGCCGTGTCTGCGTTGCCGGGTGCCGTGCAGGGCTACGCGGCGAAGGCTGTGGGCCTGACGCCACAGCAACTTGAGGCGCGCTCGACGGTGCTGCGCCAGGCTGCGCAGGAGATCAACGAGCTGTACGGCGCCGCGCTGTCCATGGGCGAGCAGGCCCGCGCCAACACCTTCCTGCCCAACCCGTCAGACCCGCCTGAGATGCTGATGAGCAAGCTGAAGGCGGCGCGCGATTGGGCCAAGACCCAGTTGGGTCGTTACAGCCCCGGCGTCACAGATGCGGCCACCCAGCGTTCAGGCGGCGCGGCACCGGCCCCTGGTGCTGGAACACTTAGCCCGGCTGAGATGGAAGAGCTGGCGCGCCTGCGGGCCAAGCACGGGAGGCAGTGATGGACCCGCGGCAAGAGCTCGAGGAACTGCGCCGGCTGGAGGATCTGGAGCGCCGGCTGGGGGCTCAGGATCTTGGCGAGGTGCGCAAGCAGAAGCAAGCCACGCAAGCCAACGTCTACGCGGGCCAGGACGTCGGCCAGATGGGCTCTGTGATGCGGGGCCTGGGCGGCGCCAAGGCCGCGTGGGACCGCGCTGCGCTCGGCCTCAAGGGCATGTTCACCGACCTGACGCCCGACGACAAGGCGCTGCTGGATCAGGGCAAAGCCTTCACCGAGCAGGGCGGCACCGCGGCCACGGTCGGCAACATCGGCGCCGATGCGCTGATGATGGCAGCACCTGCCCTGCGTGGCCAGCAGGCCATCATGGCCGGCGCCAAGATGCTGCCCAGGGCGGCTCAGTTCATCGGAGGAAGGCTCCCAAGCGCCGCGCTGGCCAGTGGTGCTACCTCGGCCGCCATGGCCCCTGAAGATCGCACTGGCGCCTTCTACGGGGGCGCGGCGGGCGGTGCTGCGGGGGAAGTGGCCGGGCGCGTGCTGACCAGGGCCCTGGGCGGCGTGGTGTCTGACAAGGTGACCCCGGCCGCGCGCGATCTGATGAACCAGGGCGCGGATGTGCCGATGTGGAAGGCGGTGGACGACACCACCCGATCCGGCCGCGTGCTGCGCAATGCTGCCGAGCGGGCCAAGGTGCTGCCGGTGGCCGGCGACCTGATCCGCAGCCAGGAGCGCTCTGCGCTTGAGTCCTGGAACCGCATCCTGGTGAAGGAGGCCACGCCTCCGATGCCGGTGCTGGATGAGGCCGGCAGCGTGCTGCGCTTTGAGTACGACAAGCCCGTCACTGCGGTCGGCAGCGAGGGCCTGCGTGAGCTCTCCAAGCGCTTCAACGACGCCTACGGCGCCCTGTATGGCACCCGAGGCGTGCCAGTGGATCAGACATTCGCCTCGCAGCTCAGCGGCATCGTGAACGACGCCAAGGCCTACATGCCGGGTGTGGCTGACGATGTGGCCGGCTCGGTGCGCAGGGCCCAGGACACGCTGATGGGCCTGACATCACCGACTGTCACCCGCCAAGGCGGCCAGACGGTGGGCAAGGGCGTCGTCAGCTCGCGCATCAAGGCGCCGGTCACGCAGACGGTGACGCCTGGCCGTGAGGTGGTGCCGCACAGCAACGTCAAGACGGCGCTGGACGACATCAACAACGCGATCACGGCCGCCTACAAGAGCGGCAACGGTGAGAAGGCCGAGGCGCTGTCTGCGGTGCGCTCGGCCATTGAGTCGCTGCGCGCTCGAGGCTTGCCGCCAGAGGTCGCCGCGCAGGCTGACGAGATCAACAGGGCCTACGCCAAGTTCAAGACCCTGAGCAGGGCATCGAGCATGCTGGGCGCACAGAAGCAGGGTGGGGTGGTGACGCCTGGTCAGCAGCTCAACTCCATCCGCGCCCGGGACAAGACGCCCGACAAGGCCGCGTTCTCACGCGGCACCGCGCCTGGCCAGCAGCAGGCCCTGACGGCACAACAGGTCTACGGCAACCAGTTGCCAGACATCGGGCCCGGCACGGCTGAGAAGCTGCTGCCGTTCGTTGGCATGGGCTTGCCGATGATGGGCATGGACGCAGGCGCCACGGCCCTGCTGGGCACGCAGACAGGGCAGAACCTGCTCATGGGCAAGTACGGCTTCCAGGGCGGCGTTCGCAACTACAGCCCGGCCCTGATTGAGGCGCTGCGCAACTACGGCGCCGCCGTTGGGAACGATTGAGGAGTTTCAGACATGCCACGCAACGCAAGCGGCACCTACACCCTGCCATCTGGCAACCCGGTGGTGTCCGGCACCACGATCGAGGCGTCGTGGGCCAACACGACCCTGTCTGACGTCGCCAACGAGCTGACGAACTCGCTGTCGCGCACGGGCGCTGGCGGCATGCTGGCGCCGTTCAGAATCGCTGACGGCACCGTCGGCGCCCCGGGCCTCGCGTTCCTGAACGAGACGTCCTCGGGCCTGTACCGCCCCAGCGCCAGCAACGTCAGCATGTCGGTTTCGGGCGTCGCCGCGATGACCTGGAGCAACGCCAACGTGGTGATCCCCAGCGGCATCACCCTGTCGGCTGAGGTGCCCACGCCGGCCAGCTCTGCGGCCATCGCCAACAAGGCCTACGTCGATTCGGTGCTCAGTGGCGTCACATCGACGCGCCAGACCTACACCGCCACGGCCAGCCAGACCACGTTTGCCATCACCTACACCGTCGGGGCGATTGACGTCTACCTCAACGGTGTCAAGCAGCTCAACGGAACCGACTTTACGGCCACCAACGGCACCAGTGTGGTGTTCGCGGTGGGGCTGACTGCTGGTGACATCGTTGATCTGGTGGGCTACGGCACCTACGTGGCCACGCCTGGCGTGGCGGTTGTCAGCACCAACACCGCCGCGGCGCGCAACACGCTGTACGTCCTGACGGCGTCTCTGACGCTGACGCTGCCGGCCTCGCCTGCGGTGGGTGACACGGTCAAGGTCAGCAACCTGTCAGGCACCACCACCTGTGTGGTGGCGCGCAACGGCAGCAACATCCAGGGCCTGGCTGAAGACCTGACAATCGACAGCCTGAACGCGGCGATCACGCTGATCTACGCAAGCGCCTCTTTGGGCTGGGTCTTTGCTTGAGAAAGTAGCACCATGAGTACCCTTTCGCAATTCATCTCCGGCGGCAAGTCTCAGTCGCAAGTCTTCACCAGCGGCAGCGGCAACTGGACGGTGCCCGTGGGCGTCACCAGCGTGCGCGTGTTCGCGGTGGGTGCTGGTGGGGGAGGCGGTGGGGGCTACACCTCAAGCTACCGCGGCGGCGGTGGTGGTGGCGGGGCGGTTGTCGAGATCGACCTGGCCGTGACCTCCGGCGCGTCCATCGCCTACGCAGTGGGCGCAGCCGGCACGGCCGGGGCCATCAACGGCGGGGGCGGCGCAGGCGGCAACACCACCTTCGGCACCGTCACGGCCTACGGCGGCGGCGGTGGTGCCAAGGGCCAAACGGGCACCGACGGCGGGGGGGGCGGCGGTGGCGGCTTCAGTGCTGCTGGTGCCACCTCGGGCAGCAACATCGGCGGCGCTGGCGGTGGCGGCACTGGCGGCGCTGGCGGTGACAACGGCGTCGGCGGCTCGGCTGGCGTCGTGTTCCTGAACGGCCAGGGCGGCGGGGGCGGTGGTGGTGGCAACGCCAACGGCGGGGCCAGCATGGCCGGCGGCGGTGCTGCTAGTTCCAACCGCGGCGGTGGTGGAGGCTCCTACGGGGCCGGTGCTGCAGGCGGGGCGGCCGGGGCTGCCAACACAGGTGGCGGCGGCGGTGGCGGTGCAATCAACACGGCCGGCAACGCAGGTGGTTCAGGTTATCTGATGGTGACGTGGGTCGGTTGAGGAGTTTGCAATGTCCAAGGCAAGAGATGCAGCAGACAAGGCGCCAGTCGCGGCGACGCTGTCTGGTACTGAAACGCTGACCAACAAGACGATCAGCGGTGCCAGCAATACCGTTACGAACATCCCTCTGTCTACAGGCGTGACGGGTACGTTGCCTGTGGCGAATGGGGGAACAGGTAATACCTTCTTCTCGGTGAGCGGCCCTGCAAGCAGCACGAAGACCTACACGTTTCCTAATGAGAACATGACCGTGGGGTATCGAAACCTCCCAGCGGTTGGCACGCAGACTGGCAGTTATACGCTTGGTGTGAACGATGTCGGCAAGTACGTGCAAGTCGGCACGGGCGGCAGTATCACGATCCCGACATCGACTTTTGCTGAAGGCGATGCGATCACCATCTACAACAACACGACCGGCAACATTACGATTACCTGCTCTGCGCCCACGGCGTACATAGCGGGCACCAACACAGTCAAAACCTCAATGACGCTTGCCACTCGCGGTGTGGCAACTGTGCTGTTCTACAGCGCCACCGCTTGTGTGGTGACAGGGAACGTGACATGACCGGGATCATGCAGATGGTGTTTGGTAGTTTTGCAGGAATAGTTCCTGCTGGACAACAAGCCTACACGACGGCAGGCACTTACACATGGGTTTGCCCTGCTGGTGTTACGTCTGTTGCGGTTTTGGTTGTGGGTGCTGGTGGTAAGGGTGGCAGTGCTCAAAATGCCGGGTGCTGTGCCGCAGACAGTGGTGGCGGTGGAGGAGGCGGGGGGCTCGCCTATGGAAATTCAATAGCCGTAACACCGGGGACTTCTTATACGCTGCGCGTTGCAGCAGCAGACTCTGCGCAAAGCAGCTACTTTAATACCACAGGGTTTCTATTTGCCAACAGTGGTGACAACGGCGGTTCTGTATCTCCGGGGTCCGGTGGAACTACGGGAGGTACGGCACGTACCGCAGGATACACAGGTGGGTCTGGTGGTACGGGCGATTCCGGGTCTGTTGCTGCCGGGGCTGGTGGTGGTGGCGCTGCGGGATATGCAGGCGCTGGAGGCGCTGGTGGAAATGATCAAGTTGCGGGGAGTAATGCTGCTGCTAGTAGTGGCGGCGGTGGTGGTGGCGGCGGCGGCACCAACAACAATTACGGGGGCAATGGTGGCGGCGTAGGATTGCTTGGCAGTGGCTCAACGGGCACTGGCGGTGCTACAGACGCAAATGGCACAGCAGGAAGTGGCGGGTCCGGTGTAACTTATGGGGGCGGGGGCGGCGGCGCAGGTGCTCAAAATGGCGGACCATTTAACGCTGGAAATTCAGGCGGTGTTGGTGCAGTTCGCATCATTTGGGCAGGGACTACAGGTATAACTCGCGCGTTTCCATCTACAAACACGGGGGACTTGTAATGGAACTGTTTATTCAAATCCGCAACGGACAACCCTATGAGCATCCCATCATGGGGGATAACTTCAGGCAGGCATTTCCAGATGTAGATGTCAACAACCTACCCCCTGAATTCGCCCGGTTTGAACGTGTTGCGCCGCCTGTACCCGGGGTATACGAAGTGGTAGAAGGCCCAACCTACGAATGGGTTGCAGACACAGTAAAGGATATCTGGACAATCCGCCCGATGACGGATGAAGAGCAG